TGAGGAACAACCTATTCAAGGACGTAAAATGTCCTTTGCGGATTTCAATTGGTACAAGCGCGAATACCACGAGTTTGCAGTCAAGATTGAAATGTCGAAGGCAAGAAATTGCTTGTCCACAAAGAATAAGTTAAAAATTGAAGGAATGAAGGAAAGACTTATTGAAATGAGTACGTATTCGATTTTAAGATCAAGAGGAAAAGAAAAGACATTGTGGAAGAAAGAACACGAGGATTTAATAGATTTAATTAAGTTGTTTGATTCTTAATTTTATTGTTTGTTATTATTTTTAAAATATTAAGTCACGAAAATCATAACATAAAAGATGAAGCAAGTTTACGTGCTTGAGCTTGAGGGTTTAACTTCGTCTGGATCAAAACGATTTTATGTAGGAACATCGGGAGATGTAGAGCAAAGGTATGAAAAGCATGCAAAGGGCGAAGGATGTGAATATACAAAGAAATTTAAACCCAAACACTTAGTTGAAGTATACGATGCTGGATCTGGAAGCGAAAAGGAAGCGCTTGAAATGGAGGATTCCATTACTGAAAAGTACATTTTGGCATACGGGTCTGGAGTGAGGGGAGGACATTATTTGAATGAATCAGATGTTCAATCTGTTTTTATGAAGGACAAGCACCAAAAGAATCTTTGTTATAGGTGTGGGGAGCCGGGGCATTATTCGAACAAGTGCTCTCATTCGAATGCAAATTCAACTCAAAGTGAGAAACAGAAACATGAGGAAGGAATTGAGGACAAGAAGGCAAGGTTAGCAAAAATAAAAGTGTCTTTATGGAGTTCAGGAAATTCCAAGTACTCTGACTCGATGATTAGTAATGATGAAGAAAAACCACTTCAGATCTGTTTCGGCGCTCAAACGCATGCCAACAACAAAAATCACAAGGTTGAAACTGGGGCGCTTTTCTGCGATACGTCTGGGGGGGGCTGGACAATTCGAGGACTCGTATCTCACGTTTCGTTTGTGGCGGAAAAAAACGCTTTTTTGCTTACCATTGCTCCCATGCCAGAGACAGGGTTATCAATTCGTTCAAGCATTGAGCAGCACGGGAAAGTCGGCATTGCGAAAGCTTTAGGTCTTCCTTTGCCTTCTTATAATTGGACTTCAAGTGGAATTGTAGTGCATAGAATATAAGGCATAGGAAAAAAAAGTTCGTTTCACTTTCTTTCGCCTCTTTCTAAAATCAAAGTTTTAATAATTAACCTGTGTATCATTTTGTCCCTTTAGTAACCATAATAAAAAAAGAAACCATGATGCAGGAGAACATTATCCATCTTTCTCAATGTCAATGGAAACAAATTTTCTCCTGCAATTGGGACGTTCAAGCTGCAGTTGAATCCGAAAATGAAGAAGTATACGTTAACAATACGAGAGTTTATTATAATTCGTATTGGATTGCTAAAGATAAAGTGAAGCGTTATTTAAACAATGTATGCGTGACGCACGCGAGACGCGATGCACACATGACATCGTTTTATTCGGCTGATGAACTTCTTTCAAAAAAAGAACGTCTACAGGCTAGAAAACACATTGTTGCAATGAGAGCAACAATGTACGCTCAAGGCGGTTGCGGACCGTTTCCAAGAATTCTAAATGGACCTGAAGATCGCAAAGAAGCTTTGATCCTCTTTTTCCCGACCATTGACTGGGATCTCAAAGAACTTGAAGCTGAACATTTTTTTATTCTTCACCATAGTCACGAGCGCCTAAAACGCATTCGCGACAAGAGCATGCTGCTTTCCTTAGGACAAGGCTACTATTTTGACGAAAATGCATACGTTAGTTGCGTAGCAGAAGACGTCTTGCTTTTGCTCATGTCCGCAGAAGAGGAGCAATTGCGTCAGAACCGCGCAGAAAAATTATGGATAAAGCTTCCTCCTTTAGGGTTTGGCCCAGGGGTTTTTTCGTGGAATGGCATTCATATCGGACCACTTCTTGTCAGATCATTTTTTTGGGGCGTTCTGTGCGCTCTTAATTCGTTTGAGTGGTCAAGAATCGGAGTTTTAGAAATTGTCGACATTTCAAAACAATTTTCGTTAACTCCAAACTGGCCTTCAGTAATCAATGGAGTTCAGATGGTCTTTGGAAGACGCCGCGACATTTTAGATTTTTCTAGAAATAATGAATTAGAAAACCCCACATTACCAGATATTTCTTTGTTCGATGCGGCCGTTGTGTGTCCAGGAGACGTTTTTGCGTGGCCGGGCAATGAGCTGCACGACTCATGTTTAAATTCCATGATTGGAAACAACACGTCCATGCGCCGCATGGGTTCGCCATCATACAATTACTCGTTTCAATGTGATGAGGTGTATGTTCCTATACGGGTGCCTCTAAAGCTAGCACCATATAATTGCTGGTGGCCACCGAGAGAAATGAGAGAAATGTCTAATTCAAGCAATTCGACTAATTTTGTTGAGGAGACAACAACATTTACATAAATAAAAAAAAATACAAATGTCTTCCGTTTCAGCATCACCTGAAAAGCTCTTGTGGGCAAATATAATTATTCCATTCGCATTCTTTGTAATTCTTTCACCTGGATCATTCATTACTTTTCCATCAAATTCATTGAAACAATGCACTGATATGATTCCTTTTCCAGAAAAATACACGTTTGTCAAGGGTGATGGACGCGGTACATCCGAATCGCAAAATATTACATCAGACTCTTTAAACAGTCCAGCAATGAGTCCAATTTACGATGCAAGAAAAAAGTGCATGAGCATGACTGGAGGATTAATTACTACAAAAACGCAAGTTATTCTTCACGCGTTTGTCTTTACGTTCGCATGCATTCTTGCAAAACACGCTATTTTGTATTAGTAAGTTCACAAAATAAAAATAAATAAATAACTTTAAATAATATTAAATAATATTAAAAGGAGAGGAAAAGGAAAAGGAAGAATGTCGTTCGTACTGTACAATGCCGCGCACTCGAATACATCGATTCGTTCACAAGATGGAAACGCCTGGATTCGCATTTTAGGTTTTTTCGATTCAAGAGATGAAGCATTTAAACATGCAGCAAAAATTAATGAAGGCATGAAGCAAGAAATACGTCTTGCGCCGATTCACAATTTTCGAATGCTTTTAAGAGACGGATTTAATCCGAAAAATCTCTTAGATCTTCGAGAGAAGGAGACTCAGAAACATAAATTTTTATTGGATACCCACTCTAAAGTGAGAAGCCACGCGATCAAGCAAACGCAGGAAAATGCGGATTTGCGGAAAATGGCAGGTACTACTTCATTTAATTATTACGCAGAAAAGGAAGAAGAAGAAGAAGAAGAAGAAGACAAAGAGGACCCTGAAAAACAACCAGAAGTTGAAGAAAAAAACAAGATAAAGTCAGATCTCCCTCCAATTTCGAGAAATGATGAGATTCGCATGCAGCGCTTTGCAGCAATATCAATCATTCCCGATTATGAAATTCTTGGAATAAAGGCAAGGCGCATTGCACTCAAAAAGGCGCAAGCACAAAAAGAATACACAAAAAAGAAGAACGAGCTCATTTCTGAAAAAGTGAAGCAAGGTTTTTCGATTCCGTCTCTTTCAAAACTCACAGCTTCATTTTTACAAAAGTATCCTCCACCTCCTCATTATGATGAATTGGGGAACAAATTAACAACTGTTACGGAGGAGGAATCAAATCAAATTAAGGAACCTGATTCTGAAATTTCGACATGGGTGAAAATGCGTAACGATGCAATTGAAGATGCTCTTTTTAAAGAAATGAATATTGAAAAACCTACATTAGATGAAGTACAAGAGCAAGACGTTAAAGGGGAGGAACAAGAGCCTGCAGTCATGTTCTTGGGTGTTACAGATAGGGAAGACGAGATGGAAACAATAATACAAAAAATTGTGGACACGGATGTGTCAAAAAAGCATTATGACATTGCGTGCGTCGCAATGTACGAATGGCTGTCCATTTCATCTTTATCTTTGAATAATAATAAAGAATTGCGCAGAAAATACAGGGATCCGCAACTGAACAAGTTGCACGAGGCGAGGCTTGCGCATTCGGAGGAGGCCGCCACTTTAGTGAAGGAAGGGTCCGCCAATGTAATTGACGTTCTTAATTAATGTTTTTCAAAAAAAAATAAATTTACCAAAGTAAAACAAAACACATTCCCAATGCAGCAAAGAATAAAAAATGTACTTTTCTCCTATTCAAGGAGGTTGGAACATCATTGCAGAATGTGACTCAAAGACTCGAAGTATGAGAGACCCATTAACAGAGGAAGATTTGCTTACAAATCTAGATAATGAACAAGAGATTGGATGGCCAATGAAGGAGTATCTTGTTCCACCTAACGCTATTCTTGTTCCAAATTTACTCGGTTTTGAACAATGCACTGACTTGTCAAGTCATTTTGGATTACCTAAAAATGCTCAATTTACTGCGATTAAAAAGATTAAGGAACTTCAAGATCTTGTTTTAAAAACTCCTCAAAGAAGATGGGTTTCGTGGCAGAGCACCGTTAAGAAATGCTCCGTTTCAGAAGAAAGTAAACAAAAGATAGATAGGAGACGACGAGAATTGTCTTTGTCTTTAGAAGGAGGTGAGAAGGAAGTCATCGACTTTACGACAGAAGCTTTATTTTTAAAGAGGGAGCGCAATGGTAAAGAAGATGGAATGTTTGAAGGAATGGTTGTACTGTTTGGAGTAAACCATCTACAAAACAAGTCTATTCAATTAAGTTCTATACAACCACAAAAACGAACACCATATTATCCAATAATATGGGATTGTGCAAAAGACAATAATGGTATAACTAATTTAAAAGCAGTTGTTGAAACAATTATATACAGGCAAGTAAATCAAGTGAAAAATGATGCTTTTGACGCTGAGTTAATAAACAATCAAATGGATAAATTTCTCAAGAAGTATTATTTTCCAAAGGTTGATCCAAACATTCAAAAAGCATTTATCAATTGCGTACGTTATCAAAAAGAATCTAGGGAAAAACTTACAAAAGTGAATTTGAACAAGGAACAAACTAACTTAGAAGCTGTTCAAGCATATGAAATTGCTTTGAAAGCAAAAAAAATTCTGAAGCTTAATTTAGAAGAAAATGAAATTGAGGCCAAAAAGGCATATAAATCTTTCTTTAATCACATTGCAAGTCTTTCATGGAACGTCCAGTTGGATTTAGAAAGAGAAGTTGACCGAATTTTGCTTTTTGAAACAGAACCTTATAAGCATGCTGAAAAAGTAGTAAAGGATTGTGTTCCTTTAAATTGTCCAGATAAATATCCTTTAAACTTGGAATGCAGTATGGGAATGGAAGTACAATTTACAATTACAAACTCTGTGAATGAAAAACAAAATAATGTCTTGACTTTATATTTGCATCATTTGCAAAGATTTTGTGTTTTCCCGGAATATTGTGTTCCTAAAAATTTATATGGAGTTGATTTAGATCGTGTTTTGCAGCCTCGATTAAGAAATCTTAATCCTGAAGATTTGCAAAACAAAAAAAAAGAAAATGATAGTTACACACGAATTATGATCAACCTTTTAGATAGTTTTCGAAAAGCATCAAATGCGGATGCTCTTTTGCTTCACGACGTTTTAAAAATAGACAATTATCACGTTTCATTATATAATGCATCTCAATTTAAACTTGGTTTCTACACCTCCTACATAAATGGATTGAAACTCGTGAAAAATTACAGAAAATTAAACTATGAAACGATGAAAGAGGCTAAAAAAACAGGAATTCAAACAATAAGAAATGATTTAGGAACTGTAACACGGAACATTGAATGTTATGAAGACGAAGAAGTAAATAATTTTAATGATAAAATTTTCAAGCAAATGACCGAAAATCTGACAGAAGTATTTGAATCCAAAGAATATCCTTTACTAAAGTATTTCAAAAACGCAGAAATAAAACTTGCTTGGAAATTTTCAAAAACTATTTCTGATTTTTTAAAAGCAGCAAAAAATGATTTAAATTGGAAAAAGCCTATCTATAAAGATGTGACGGGAGACTTGACATTTGACGGTCTTTTATACGCTTTACTAGGAGATTTAGATGTACCAATAACTACTTCACAAGAAGAAAGACAGTATTTGAATGATCTAGAATATGGGAGATATTACATGTACAATCCAGTAGTTCAGCGTCAGCAAAAAGCTTTATGGATTCGAAAAGTTCCTGATTCGTATTTGAGTTTTAAAAATCTTATGCAAGTTTTTAAACCAGAACGTCCTAATGTCCAACCTTTACTTTTCGTAGACTATCCGTGGACCAAGGAAAGTAAAGCATATGCGAAATCGCGAAAGCGATTGCAATGGTTACAGATTAGAAGCAGGAGCAGACGCATTAAAAGAAGCATTAAAAGAAGCAAGAGAAGCAAGAGCAGAAGCAGAAGCAAGAGCAGGAGCATTAAAAGGATTAGAAGTAGAAGCAGAAGCAGAAGCAGAAGCAGAAGCAGAAGCAGAAGCAAGAGCAAGAGCAGGAGTAGAAGCAGAAGCGATTCGCTTGATTCCTTTATTGCCTATCAAAACGCAAAAGACAATGAAGCCGCCAGAGAAGCAAGAAGCAAAAGAATGTCAAAAATAAAAGAAAGGAGAAAACGATGCATGACTCTTCAAACATTTTTAGAAAAATGTTTTGTTGAACTTGAGGAAAAAGACACGAGTACTCGAGTTGGGTTAAGAACCGAAATGTATTACGTATCTATATCTATTGATACATTAACTAATAGAATGACGGCAGAAACACGTGCAACTTGCAGGCGTGGTCCTGATGCATTTGTTGACTTAAAAGTTGATAGTTACGACTACGATCCTAAAGAGTGTATAAATAAAGATAGTGAAGAATTGGGACAGAATAGTCAGTTTCCAAGAAAGGGAGAAGTAAATTTTAAATACCAGCAAAATACATTTAAGATTTACGTTTTTTATCCACGATCGGATACCGAGAAAACACTGCGAAATATACAAATAGTTCCGGGAGCAGGTTTTGATTACTTCAAATTTACTCCGGTAATAGAAGAACAAAATAGAATCGTAGATCAAAACTTTACTCCATTCTCTACGTCAGATGAAAACGACGCACGAAAACTGCTTGCCAAGTCACGGAACAACTTTGATTTTACAAAAAGGGATAAAAAAAATTTTGAAACTGAGACTGTAGATCCCGCATACGATGGTTTCTCTTATTATTGCGTAACCGGAAACGTTCACACATTGTATCTTTTTTGGCATTTGGATAAAGAATGGATACCATCATAAAGATAAATATAAATGCAAGAGTCGGGCGCTCAAAGATGGCCTCTTGTATTTACACGAAAAGAACGGAGTCTTTTGAAGAATTTTTTAGTTGAGAAATGTTCAAACATTGATGGATATGAATATAGGACAGGACGAAATGCCTACCCTTTTAACCTTATAGAGTTGCCAAGAGAAATTTGTAAGAAAATTTTTACTGAAGAATTAGAGTTATTCTTAACCTCATATTTTGGATCAAAACCTATAATATATACCAGCGAAATTATTGTAGTTGAAGCAATGTCTCCTCAACAGCAATTTCATAGAGACCACGGGTCAGGACCAAATGTAGCTGTCTGCCTTGCATTTACTGCGGATGGATCAAAATTAGGCACTTTGTTTATTTCCGGAAGTCATTTAGACAATCAGAATAGCGACGATACAGTACTATATGGAGATCTTCTTAAAGATCCACAAGATGAAAAAAAAATTGATTCAGCCTCGTGGACAAACGACGGTCTCTTGTACGATATTTTTACTCTTCACGCCGGCTGTAAAAACAATTCGAAAATTGACAAGAACCTAAGAATATTTATTACCTTCTTTCCGTCTATTCTACATGAACAAAAAGGGATTGAACTGAAAAGAGACATTCTTTCGACCTTTCCAGAAGCAAAATGGGCGGATTTTACCACATAATAATTATTTTGCATCCTTATTCTTAATATTTACCCCCTTTGCCCCCATTACCTCTAAACTCGCGCTTACTTGTGACTGTTGAACAAAACTCTTGATAAAATCTTTTAGCTTTAATGCCGCATCCTTGTTCAGACAACCAATCGAAACACTTTCCAACGACGATTCTTCGTCTTCATCAAGTCGTGTCAGTAAAATAGTTGAGTAGTCCGAATCCGTCGTCTCCTCCTCTTCCATCACAGACGAAAAGGTATCAATTGACAGTAGCGAAGAGAATTCATGAACCATGGAGTGATTGTCCATTTCGGTTACCCATAACAAAAAGCGCTTGTTTCCGGCATTTAAAGTCTTTAAGATTTCTATGCGAATTGCACCTGCCTCCTTGAGCTGCTCGCTTAAAAAAACGGGCATCCTTTATTTTATTGATTCTTTGAGCGAGCATTAAAATTATTTATTTATTTAGAAAAGGATTTCAACGCACAGACCTACGAACATGGCAAAAGAAGCGCCCACCGTAAAGCTTGATTGATTGCGTTCCAAAATAAAATCGGGAGACTTGAGCTTGACCGAGACGGACAATTTAGGATGTCCTTCATGCTGCAGCTTTTCCGCCTCGACAATGTTCTTTGCAGACCACAATTTTGTTAAGGAAATTTCGAATGGCCCCTTGACAAAGTTCTTGCTTTGAAGTATTTCCACTCGGCTTGGAAGAATGCATTCCTCACTAACCTCTTTTTTCATTATCAAAATCTGATCAATTGCAATTTTCCGGCTTCTTGCATTTTCAGCAAAACCAAGTCGAATGGAACCAGAATGCAGCCTCTCTAATGTAAAATTTTCTTTTGAAATGCTCTTGTTGTTGTTATTGTACAAAACATCCGTAAAGGAGTCATTATAATAAACTCGAGTCGTTTGCGACCATGTGGAATCGCAATGTGTCCAATTGTAATATTTATCAAGGCTTGACTCCATTCTTAAAAATGAGGTTCTACTTGTATCGCCGGCACACGTTGCCTTAATTACAATACCCCGACGGTTACTGGCGCATTTTTGCATAATGTCGAAAGATGGAGAAAGCTCTGTTGCAAATGCGGAAATTTCTTTTCTTGAAAACATTGCCGTTGAGATGAAGCCCGTGACATTTGTGATTGAGGAAGAAATGATGTCAGCAGTTGTAACAAGTCTTGGAGGTACAAATTCAGAGGATGCCGATGATGCCGATGCCGATGATGACGTAAACAGGGGCTCCACAAATCCTTCGTCTTCTTCTTCCATATCACAATTCATTTCAGTATTCAGATGTAGATTTAATGGAAGAACAATTCCTTCTTCACCTTCTCCGTCTCGTTCTTTTCCATCTTTCCTGTTGTTGTTTATTGCTGACGTATCAAGTGGAGCAACAAAATCGTCAGTTAAATTTTCTTTTGTGGCTGATGAAAACAGGGGCCCAACAAATGTGCTGGCATTTTCATTTTGCGGTTCGACTGGTTCAAAAAGAATTTCGAAAGAACCAGTTCCGACGTGAACTGGTTGGCCCACGATAAGTTTTTCGGTTGCCCCAGATAAATTATCAGACGATCCAAATGCAGCCCCAACCCCGAAAACGTCCAACGTTTGTTCAAACGAGGCGCATTGAAGCAAACTGCCGCCGAGCTCTTCCATTTTGTGTCTGTTCAAAGGGTTGGTTGTTCCGGATCTTGTAACAGCGTCTGACAGCAACCACGTATGCCTTGGATCCACGTAACTTCCGTCAAAGCTTAAGACGCGATGAAGTTCAACTTGCTGAAGAGCAACTGCAGCTTCCACACCAAAGCAACGACCAGCCTCAATTATATTGTTCGTCCACATGAGCTGCTTGTCAATCCCGGATAAACGGTTTGCCGAGATAATGTCTGAACCGTCCGTGTCGACAACCCATTGTTTTGTTTGCGCATCAAGTGAGGCGATCGCCTTGGTAACGCCGTGCAGGCCATTTACGATTGCAGATTCAAGCAAGCTGTCGTGCACGGCCTCTGTTATGCACCTGTCCATGTCTCCTGATCCGAAAGCCGGAGGACGAATTGACACAAGCCAATCCTTGCACCATCTCTTTGTTGCTACAACATGAGCCTCTTCGCCAACAAAGAGACGAAGTGCATTAACAATATCGTCGACGGACAAGGAGCGCTGCGTTAATGCCGTCTTGTCAAGTTTAAAGACACACACGTAAGAAGACGCGTTTTGATTTTTTGGAGAAGATGAAGAGGAAGATGAAGAAGAAGCAGAAGAAGAATTATCCTTGAATTGGGGTGATGTTTGAGAATCAATCGCGGATGCAATTCTTGATTTTGTAGCGCTCTTTAATTTCTTGATAGCCGGAGATGAGTTGAGGCGAGTTGCCGACGATGACGTGGACGCAAATGAATTTACGGTTAATCCCGACCCACCAGAAAGCGTAAAGTAACTCAAGGACTCAATGTCCAAAAAAGTGGAAATGTCTCCAAGTTTTCCAAACACGTAAGTGTCTCGTAAAACGGAGGAGGATGACGAATATCCCAAGGGACTGTACATGACTCGAGAAAAGTCGACAATTTCCGCCAACATGACTCGAGGTAACGAAGCTGCAAATTTTTTTGCAGATAATTTAGCCGAATCGTCAATCATTGATTTCGATTTTGAAGGAATGCACGTAAGCCTCATGTTTGATGTTTCGGACGTATCGATGGCATTGATAATCTGCTTAAATCGCGGCAAGCCTGTTAATGTCACGTTCTTCTCGGCGATTCCACTGTAATGAAAAATGTTGAGTGTCAATTGCGTAGAGGGTTCTCCAATTGAAGACGACCCAACTGCCCCCACGCCTTCTCCGGGATTGACAAGTCCATGAATGTAAAGATTAACGAATTGAGTTGCAATGTCCATTGCAATGTCTCTCGTGTTTACCTTGTGGCGTTTCAAGAAAGGAGACGTGCACGTTAGAGATAGAGCGTGTCTGGCAATTAGAGAGGGATCGTCAATCCTTCGCCAATCCATTTTCGGCAAATGTAGCAACTCGCGGAGAGATGGAGATTTTTCAAGATGTAGAGATTCAAATGAGGAAATGGAGTGCCTTAGATGAGCCCTGAGCATTTTTTCAAGCATAAATTTCAGCATGAATTCGGAGAGTATGAGTTCGTCTTCAATTGCAGCGCTTGACAAAGGTGCGGACCTTTTTGACATTGTAAAGGCAACAACACGCTCAAAGTTTGCGGGCATGCAGATTTCAGCAGAAAAGTCATTTCCATACTTGCTTGCCGACAGTTTGATGTTTCTCAGCAATGTCCATGACTCAATGACTCTGTTTCTCTCCTTCTCTACTTCTTTCTGTTGTTCTTGTTCTCGTTTTTTTGAAGGCGGCAAAGGAGTACGAGAAGAAGTATAAGTAGATGTAGAAGTAGGACTAAAAGAAGAATTAAAGCCTAAATAGTCCAAAACTTTATCCTTGTCGGAAAAGGCCAGAAAGGGCATCTTGACACGCTCCACATGAACGCCATCGTAATCGTCGCCGCCATAATGAAGCTGAATAATTACATTTGTGCTGACTCTTACTGATCCGTCGTACATGATCACCTCCGATTCTTGACCCTTGATCATTTTCCGGTGATTGTAACCTGTCTCCGATGTTCCGGACACAGTTGCAACCACTCCCTCGCGTCCGGCTTGCTGGTGGAAAAAGAATTCGTACGGTTGAAGTCCCATTAAGTAGGAAGAGGCGACGAACCCGCGGGCCTCGGGACGCCCGTCCCCCGGAGCAAAGCACGCTAACGTTCGAGGCCCGCTCGGACCTTTTCTGAATTGAACTCTCGCGCCGTTCAATGTTTGTTGACCGACAATTCCGGAAATTTGAGCAAGATTCATTAAGTTGCCCTTGGCTCCTGAATTGACGACTGTAGCAATGCCGCACTGAGGATCCATATTTTCGAGAACTTTTCCTCCCGCGGATCTCAAAATGTCCTGGAGAACCTGAGTCTGTCTTTGCTCCCTCACACTTTCTGGAACGTCCGAAAGCATGAGAGCGTCTGCCTTGCCCATGGACTCCGCGACCAAATCGTCGACAGCGCTTTCTGCCCCATTCATGCAGTCCAAAATTGATATTGATACTGTAAAATGCGTAAGCCATTGCATCATGAGACGCTGTGCATCGGAAACAAAATGCGCAGCCGCCCAAGGCCCACAGTGCTTCCAAATCACGTGAATAAGTCCGCCAGTCGTAGACCCTAAAGTCTGCTTGCACAAGCGCCCACAAAACACTTCCCCGTTTCGTATAGAAACAATTTTGTCATTCATCCAATCGTCGATACTTGAAACATCTCCTCCGGAAAGAGGTTTCTGCAAACTTACTGCCGGGTGTAAAAGCCAAGAAAAAATTTGTTTTCCCGTCCATAAAGGTCCGTGAACTATTTTTGTACGGTTTGAAGATCCATCTTGATTTTTAACGTACGAAAACGTAGTTCCTTTGAGAATAGCAGGATAAGGTAAAAAAGCCTCGACGGACGGAGTGAAGAAAATGTCATTTGTGTTCTTTGTCTTGGTGTTCTTCGATGGTGTCAACCACCTCATGTCGCTCTTTTGAGACAAGTAGTCCACGAAAGACTCCGGCTTATTCAAAGGCATTTCATTGTACTCGGACGATGTGGGATTGTGCCTGAATGACATTACGAGCTGCATAACCAAATCCCGTTTGATTAAAGAGTCTTTTGAGCTCATTTTGTAGGCTCCCACGAGAGAGTCTTGCACGAGTCCAATGGACACGCTGTTCGATTGAGGAGTCACCATTTGAAAAGGAACGCTCATAATTTCTTGAGCTTCGGCAATGGCTTCGTATCCCTGAAGGGAGTGTAGGTTCATTTCGTCTCCGTCAAAATCTGCATTGAAAGGTTTTGTGCAAGGAAGCGGCAGCTTGAATTGCAAAGAAGGGACGTTATAAATTTTAAAGGCCTGGATGGATCCCTTGTGAAGAGACGGCTGACGATTGAACAAGCACCAGTCTCCATCTCTCAAGTGCCTCTCGACGATCATGCCCGGTTTTAAGGAAGCGGCGAGGTCCCTCCGTCCCAATTCGTCAAGCAAGGAAATGTAATGTACCTTTTCTCCGCCCTCCGATCCTTTTTGTCCAAGAAGCGCTGGCGTGCGAACTGTGAGAGCTCCGCCCAACACATTGCTCCCCCTGGCCACGCAAGAGGCCAAATAATTAATGTTAATGTAGTTTACGTGCTCTGGAAAAGTAAGAGTGCTCATTATGCTTTTCGGCACACCGAGCTCGTAAATGTCGTGAAACGCGTCTGGTCCGACGACGCTTCGAGCCGCGTGGTCAACTCTCTTGCCAGACAGATTTCCGCGGAGCCTGCCTCTCTTGCCAGTCAATCGGCTTTTCAAATCCTTCACTTGCCGATTTGCAATTGCGCGTGAATGCATTAAAGGAGTTCCATCGTACGTTTCTTGCTTTTTCAGGACTTGATTTACTAAAGCTCCGCAAAAAAGCTGAAGCTTATCCCACGACTGATACTTTTCCTTTTCTGTCGATTCCGGATCCTCATAAATGCATTTCAATTCATTATTGCATCGAATAATGTCCTGAAATGCCGTTGTCATGTCATTTTCGCCTCTGGATCTGGAATCAGACGCTACGGATCCTGAAGCGGGGCGAATAATTGGAGGCGGAACAATATGGGCGCTCATTATATAATTCATTGGATGCGAGATTTCAGGACGAAATCCCATTAAAATTAAAGTATCATGAGGAATGTGCCTCAAGATACTTTGAATTTCATCAGGCATAAGCCGAGAAGTAGCAAAGGCCCTTTCTTCCTCGCTCTCAAACAAACATTCTTCCTTTTCGCGAAACGTTCTCTTGAAAAAAAGTTTGTTGACGAGGACGTAAGAAGGTTGAGGTGCCCCACACCGATCTGTCAATGGAATTGAATCATCGTCCCAAGGACATTTAAAGCGATTCTTGCATGCCTCACTAATTGCTCGAAGCCGTTCTTTTCCTAAAGGAGGCGTCCTCGATATAATTGACCGAGCATCCAAGAACCCCCCCTTCTCGCCCTTGACGGTAAATTTTCGCCTTGAACATGCCCAACAAACTGACCGCAAAATATACAAGATTAATGATATTTGACCTAAACGGCATACAGGCTTGTTTAATTCAATATGACCAAAGTGCTGGAAGCAATCAGCTTGCCCGCACGTGGTGCATCTCAAGTTTCTGTCCGTGACGCCAAATCGAGGGTCGGACAGACCATTTGATTTTGGAAGAGATCGCTCCAAAGTAGATGGAAATAAAACTTGCACTGCTGACAGGTTTCGCACCTCCTTGTCCGTATACAGCGTAAGCTGAATACTTTCAAGAGCGTGCGACATTTTTTTTTTGATTATTATAACTAACTAACGTAATTAAAGTAATAAAAATAAAAGATAAAAAAATGAGTAATATTACAATTACAAGAGATAATTTTGTGAGGGTTGAATATTTTTCTACAAATCCAAGAGACTCTAGCTTTGTAACGATTTTCTTTAACAATGGCGCACAAATTCTTTTTGATCGAGAGACAGGTATACTAAGCACTGACATGGGGTACGCAAATGAGTTAAATTCGAAAGATCGTACTGTGTTGAATAGCATGATAGATTCATTTGTACATTTAAATCAGAATGACATGATTTACGAAAAGGGTGCTGCTTGTCCTACTTCTCCTACTTCTCCTACTTCTCCTATTCATTCTGATCCTCCTCCTTTTCCTTTCCGAACATTACCTACTCCTACTTCTCCTAAATATTCTCGATTCCTCGCTTTAAGAAGGTCGCAATCGTCTCATCTAGGAGGAGGATCAAAGAACAAAAAGAAGAAGAGGGGAAATACAAAGCTGTCGAGACAGAAAAGCAGGAAAAACAGAAACAAAAACAAGAACAAGAGAAATCGTCTATAAATTATTTATTTTGCACCACATTCGTAACAAAAAACTACATATCCCCCGCACTCACAGCACGCGCCTTCGTCATAAAAGCCCCGATGTTCACAAACGCAAATGGGATCTTTTCCTTCAATCATTTTTGACAAATCTAGCGTCAAATAAATTTCTATGTAGCCTAGAGATACAGATATTTCTATACCAAAAGCTTTTGGATAAAGTACATTTGATAACCTTTGAATAAACTCTGGTTCTTTCATTACATCAATAAATGAAACAGTTGTCATTGACGGAAAATACGCGTCTTTTTCAACTCTAAATGCAAGTGCTCGTTTCTTTTCTTGCAAGTCTTTTAAAATTCTTGATTTTTCTAAAGCAACATGATTTGCAATAAGTCTTAATAATGGAATTCGTTTGCTAATAATTTTTTTAAGGTGATTGTCCGCATCTTCTTCTTTAAGAGATACACATTTAGTGAAGGAAGGAAAAGGAAGGCGAGCGATCTCTTCCTCCAAAAAAATCATTTTTAGTTTTTTTTAGGTAATAAAATATATAATATTAATAAAAAAAAAGAAGAACATGACTTTACAAAAAAATGAACGTCGTCTCACTAAGAGTCCCAATCGAAAAACCGAAAGTATCTTAAGAAAAAGTAAGAAACGTAAAACGAGAAGTATCTTAACAAAAAGTAAGAAACGTTCCCGAAGTTTTAATAGAAAAACGACAAAGAAAATTAGAAATGTTTTGTTACGTGGTGGCGAATGCTCGGAAATTAGAGATATGATTACTTTCGAAGATTTTGCAAGTATGGACCCATTTAACAAACTTGAAATTCCTTCTGGTAGGGACGGAATCGAGTATTGTTATGATTTTGATGCTCTTGCAACCGAGTTTGTAAATTATGGTAGGTCAATGGGAAGAAATCGCCTTGTAAATTGGTATACGCAAACTCCATTTACATTTGTTCAGCTTGATGAGATGAGAAAGTTTGTAGATATGAAAATGAATTTTTTTAGCACAGACGAGCAATACCAAAAGCTTCGTCTTTACGAAGACTTTGATAAGATATTAAAAGTTTTACAAGACTCAACAGTTGAAGGTCAAGCACTAGCCGCAAGACAAGCAGCAGAAGAAGCAGCAGAAGCAGCAAGACAAGTAGCAGAAGAAGTTGAAAGACCAAGACAAGCAGAATTAGAATTACTTGTTAAACAATATTCTAGAGAAATAAGATCATTGTTAATAGAATTAGGACTTTTTGCTTTTGAGTTGCCTACTAATATGCTTGCATTATCGATACTTATTTATCCTATTGCTTTTGCAATGTCAAAAGTTCCGCCTAGTTTCGGCGAAAACCCGCTTTTTGAGAAAATGAGAGAGACATTTCGAGATATACCAAGGGTTAGAGATTACCCTTTACCCCCTTTATAAAATGAATTAATTTGTTTTTTAAGTTTAATCCAAAATTAATTTGTGTTCGTTCGTCCTTGGTTTGGAACTTATAAGGAAAGACATAGAACAAAGAATAAATATAAAATAAAGACAAAGAAAATGAGTGATGACGAAAATGATTCCGTTCACACTCCAACGCAATCTGAATTTGCAACATTTGAAATTTTAGCTAACCGCGATTACACAAACATGTCCAAGAAAAAACCTAGGCGCAAAGATCTAAATTTGAGAGGATCGTTTCCAGTTGACGTTGTTGAAGAGGAAGATGACGAACCGCCGCCAGCCGATCTAGAAGAAGAAGAAGAAGAAGAGGACCAGAGAGCTGAGCCACGGGAAGAACAGGATGCGGCGAGCGAGCATTCTCAACATTCAGACAATGCAAACTCCAACAATAATGAAAAGGAACATGATAGAGATAGAGACAATCAAGATAATCGAGACAAGGAAAGTATTCGTTCCGAATCGAACGATGACCAAAGATCTCAGCTTCCGACTTCTTTTGAGGCCAAAGCTAAAGAAACTTTTAAAGCAACCAACCCCAACCCTAAGCCAAAAAAGGCCTATTTTGAATCCGTCGAGAATGAACGTCGCGACGAAAAGGAAGGATTGCTGACTGAGCTCTTGTCTCTCGCTGAAAGCGGACAATGCAAATTGGTACGAACCTTGACTATGAAAGATTCACTTGAAGAAATTAGTTTTCAGTACGATCGCTGCCAATCCGAGATTGAGGCGAGGCGCATGGTCAATCTTGCCAAGTCTTCTATTGACGTTGGTGCTGGATTGATCGAGATGGTCGCCAAAAACTTTGGGTTCCCTTTGCTTGACGGATACCATAAGTCCTTGTGCAGCGACATGAACCGTTTTGATCGGCCACTCACAAAAATTTACAAGAAGTACTGGCGCCGCGGCGCGCAAAAGCCTGAAATGGAACTCGCAATGATTGTTATTGGAAGCTTTGGATGGACAGTCATGAGCAACATGATGAAGGACGGAAGCTACTTGAAAAAATTTTTTGGGGGAAAGGGCAAGGCGAAAGAGGACGAGGCGAAGGCAAAGGAAAAGGAAAAGGAAATGGAAGCACTTAAAGCCAAGTTTTCGTCGTCTTCATCGTCTCCTCCGGCGACGCCTCCATCTCCATCAACAACAAATGGAAAGAAAATGATGAGACCGCCTAGCGCAAGCATGAACTTGACGTCCCCTTGGACACAAGTTGCAAGCTCTCCAAAAATTGAAGTTATTGACGAATCAAAAGAACAGCAAGACAAGGAAACTGCATCTGCGCTCCAAAGTTTAAAACTGAAGGAAATTGAAATGGAGAAGAGAATGGAACGGTTGAGCAAGATGGAAGAGGACATGTCTAAGCGTCTTGCTGAGGCTCGGTCTATTCCACAAAAAAAAATCAAGATCCCTAATTCTTCTTCTACCAATAGAAGGAAGATGCATAAAAAGTCTCTCGCAGAACTTGCTCAAGAAGAAGAAGAAGAAGAAGAAGAGGATGAAGACGATGACGAATCGTATCAAGATGACGATGAAGATGAGCAAGAGGAAGATGAAGATGAAGATGAGAAAGAAGACGAAGAGAAGGAAAGGCAGAGGGGGGAGAAGGAAAAAGAGAAGGAGAAGGAGAAGGAGAAGGAACAATTCGAGCCTCGTCGCGTTGTCGTCATTTCATCTCCACCTGCGTCGGGCCGCAGAAGCGGTAGAAAAGGTGGTCCGAAACAACCTGTCGTGAGGTTGTAAAATAAAATAAATTAGTGCAAACATTTGCTATCCTCTTCCAATTTCGCATACTCTTTTTCATCAATGTCATTTACTAATCCAAATTCTTTTCTTATGTCTTCAACATTTTTGCATTGTTTAATTTTAAAGGCAATTGTCTTTGCCATCAGTCGCCTTAGCATTCCAAAATCAATGTAGTCAGCAAATTCAAAAAGATTCTTAATTTCATCATCTTCTTTTGAATCTGAATTCAAAAGATTCACAAATTCATACTCTTGTTGAGAGACGAGTTCAGAAAAGTATACCGTAGTGTCCGGAATGGGTTCTTGCTTCGGTACTTGATTTTCATTTTGATTGATTATAGCACAAAACTTTACGGCATTCAACAACGTTTTTAAAGTTACCGGAAGCTCTTGTTCTTGTGTGGTGTGAAGCTTTAGCATTTGAAGCACTAGACTCATGTTTACGAATGAACTTGTCAAATAATATTTAAAACCATCTAGAGTAGTCACGTTCATTTCTTTTCATTTGTTTGTTTTTGTTTGATTAAATATGTAACGTGATAAGTATAATAAAAAGATTTTAAAATGACAGTCATTGTTGCACTGCTGTCCGATGACAATGAAGTGGTTGTAGGTTCAGACAGCGCGGGGATTTCCGATTCTGAGCTCGAAATTCGCAGCGACCCAAAACTCTTTGTTAAAAATGGTTGCATATTTGGATTTTGCGGATCTTATCGCGTGTGTCAGCTCGTCCGGTATCATTTCAATTTTCCAAAATTTGACGTCAAGGAAAAGTTAGACCCGATGGAATACATGGTTACAAAAGTAATTGTTCCGCTCCGCGCATTATTGAAGGAATTTGAAGTTGACAAGGAATCAGAAGATTTCTCATTTATTATGGGATTTAAGAAGAACTTGTTTGTGGTGTCTGCGGATTTGCAGGTTGCATCGCAAAGGGATGGATTCTGTGCCATCGGAGCGGGTGCTCAAATTGCAAAGGGGGCATTATATGTAGCCAAGAAGGCTGGTTGTTTTTCTGGAAAGAATGCGGTTGTGATGGGATTAAAAGCGGCAGAGCGGTATTCGACGGACGTAAGGGGGCCCTTTGTAATTGAGACTATTTGATTTCAACAACTTTCTCTTCTCTCTCTTCTCTCTCTCTCTCTCTCTCTTTCACTTTTATTCATTCATGTAAGTATTTAACGGCGCATGCTGCGGCTGCGGCTGTGGCTGCGCTTTGAGGGGCTGCGGCTGCGGCTCATGCTGCGACCGCCCTTGTGTGCACGCCATGCCTTGGCCGCGGAGCGGATCAAAGACTTGCCAGTTTTGCCGCGGTGCTGCGCGGCGTACTTCATGACAAACTTGTTGTACGTGCTCAGCTTGCGCTTTCTAGCTCCGCCCTCCATTTCGCCGCCGCCAAACATGCCGCTGGGGCGTACGGGACCTGTCTGGTTCGTAAACTCAACACCTTCCGCGTTAAGCGCATTTAACTCGGCTTCCGTTCTAGCGCGAGATCTTTCTTCCCCGAATACTCCACCTGAATATCTAGCACTAAGGCCCTCGCGTCTAGCAACTTCAAGCTGTTGCTGCAGGTCATCAATTTCGTCTAAAAGCATATCCTCTTCGTCGGCTTCACCCTTGCACGCCTGGGGGCACGGTCTACGGCAGCGG